CTAGATGCAGAGAATTGTTTGTACGATATAGAAAGGAAAGAACATGAATAGATTTATTATAGAAGAGTCACCACAAAAGATTGCACAATCTTTATGCGACCAACACATAGTCAAGATGCCATTAGAAGAAGCACAGATGTTATGTACTGCACTGTGGCATGTTGCACCTAAGTATGCAGAAGAGAAGAACTTATATAAACCTGTGCATCAGAAACATCCTTGTACCCTATGGGCTATGAAGAGTCATACCAATTATAAGTTTGCTTTTAGATTGTATCATCATATGCTAGAAGAATATACAAATAGGTATGGTAGAATACACGGAGCAAAAAAACATTACAATTCTTTGATGAATGGTGTATCTTTAATACCTGAAGGTCAGATAACACAACACCCACAATGTTTTAGTGGGATGGATGATTTAAAAACGGATGAGTTCTTTCCAATAAAAGCATATCGTAAATTTTATATTGTTGACAAGTTAAGATTTGCAAGGTATAAGTATACAGATAAACCCAAATGGTTACAGGAGATAGCCTAATGATTAAGTACAATAACTATTATGCATCAGAGTTAGACAAGCATCCAATAGCTATAACACAATATCAACACCCAAATACTATACAACTAGGAGATGTTAATAGTATTGATGTTTATAATGATAAGTATAGTGATGTAGATTTACTGTTAGCAGGTTCACCTTGTACATCATTCTCTGTTGCAGGAAAACGAGATGGTTTCAAAGCAGAAAGTGGACAGTTATTCTACAGATTTGTTGATGCACTCAAAGCAATCAAACCTAAATACTTTCTACTTGAAAACGTCAAGATGTCTAAGGCAAATCAGGACATCATGGTAGATGCAATAAGAGAGGTAGTAGGAGACACCTTTGGTGTACACATAGTCAATAGTGCATTAAAAAGTGGGCAGAATAGAGTAAGAATGTATGTCACAAACATACCATTTGATCCATCTAAAATAGAAGATGAGGGCATTGTACTAGGAGATGTACTAGAAGAAGATGGTATCTCCAATCCCTTGATGACCAACAAAAATGGCAAGTCGCATTGTCTTACGGCACGATATAATGGTGCAGTATGGTGGAATAGTATTGAACGTAAGCAACGTACTATGGTGCAGATAGGTGAAACGGCAGAGATAAAAGGATATGATATACTCAAAAGAGTCTACTCTCCTAGTGGGAAGTCTCCCACTCTTACTACTATGGGTGGTGGGCATAGAGAACCTAAAGTAGCTACGTTCAATCCTAAAGGTGGTCGTATTGTTAACCGTAGACTTGATAAGTTGGGTGTACGAAAAGACAATCAATTAGAGATACCTTTTACAGAAAAGATTGAAGTTAGGGAAGATGATAAAACAAATTGTTTAAGTACCATTCAAAAAGATAACATAGTTGTAGATGATTTAAGATGGAGAAAGTTATTGGTTACAGAAATGGAATCATTACAAACTTTACCTAGAGAGTATACATCTATGGGTAGGTATAGAAAAGAAGGAGAAAAGTCTATAGCCTATATGCCTGTTGCTAAATCTAATCGAATGAAAGCGATTGGTAATGGGTGGACAGTAGCCATCATCAAAGAAATATTCAAAGGTATTGATGGTGATTTAAGAGATGTTATGTCATTGTTTGATGGCATATCATGTGGACAACAAGCACTAAAAACAACCAAAAGGAACTAATATGAAAGATACAAATAAAAAGTTTACAGTTAATTTAGATATGAAAGATATTTTAGTTACAGAGGAACAGCGAATGAAATTTTTATTTTTATTCAACAAACTACATGATACCTTACAATATGTACATGGTTGTAGTGACATAACTCTATCACAGATAGCAAGTCTAGAGGAATTAAAATGTCATATGCATAAAGCATTAAAGTTTTCTCCACAGAGAGATAAGGATGGTATCGGTTCAAATTGGTATAATGATTGGGTCTTATCGTCAGATGAAACGGCATACAAAGATGACTAGAGCATTACCAAAATATGTATCCAAAAGAAAACAAGCAGATGGGTTAGAACATTATCGCTTTAATCCATCTCAAAAGTATATAGACATGGGTATTGTTAAACGAATGTCTCTAGGTGCAGATTATAGTAAAGCTATACTTGATGCCGATGAAATGAACTCTATAATAGATGAATATGAATCCTGTCAAGTAGTCGATACTAAATCTAATCTACAAGATTTGTTTAACAACTACATACAATCAAATGATTTTAGTATGTTAAGAGATAAGACACAGAAAGATTATATCTATAACCTTAAAACTCTATTAGAGACGGATTACATGGGTAGAATTAAGTTAGGTAGTATAACAACACCTATGATGAAGAAAGCCTATGAGAAGTGGGTTAAAAGAGGAATATCTTTTGCTAATCATATCATGGCAGTTGCCAATACTTTATTCTCTTATGCAATAGAGATGGGATATACACAGATAAATCCTTGTCGAGATGTCAAACGTAAAATGACGGAGTGCGACAGAATTATATGGACAAATGAAGAAGTTAAACAGTTTTTAAATGTTGCCTATAGTGAATTTAAGTATAGGAGTATTGGTTTAATTGTCCACATGGCATACGAATGGGGTCAACGAATTGGTGATATGCGATTATTGCATTGGAGTAACATACAATTTGATACTCAGAGACTCTATCTTAAACAATCAAAGAAAAGAAAAGAAGTTTTTTTACCTATCAATGATAATTTATTTAGAGTGTTGCAAAAACAACACAGTGATTTTGGTTTTCAAGACTATGTAGCACCAAGACCCTACCCTATTAATGACGGATATCGACCATATTTATTGCAGAATGTATCCAAAGCAGGTAAAAGAGTTATGGACAAGGCAGGTCTACGAAAAGAGTTGCAACTCATGCATCTTAGAGCAACTGCCATAACTGAAATGAATGACTCAGGTGTAGACATTAATCAAATTATGTCTGTGTCAGGTCATGCTAATCCACAGAGTGTTAAACCATATATAAAGCATACTTTTACAAGTGCTAATTATGCATTAGAAAAAAGAAATGAAAATAAAACACTTGACAAGACATCAAATTCGTGGTACAAGCATTCAAATGCCGACAAGGAAACAGTAGTATGATAGATATATATAAACATATAAATGGTATAGACATTAGTATGGGAGAAACAAAAAGAATGAATTGTCCTGTATGTAATGGTTATAAAACTTTTACAATTACAAGTAACATGGGTCAGAAACTATGGAACTGTTACAAAGCAAGTTGTAGTGTTGGTGGTAATGTGAAAGTAAACTTATCTGTAGATGAAATAAAACAAAGTTACACAGATGTAGATAATGCGAAAGAGAAGTTTGAGTTTCCTGAATATATTGTAGACTTTAAAAAGGAAGTGATAGATTTTATTGCACCTAAAAGATACCAAGAAATATATGAACAGTTTTGTATGCACGATATCCGTGAAGACAGAGCTGTATTTAAAGTGTATAATAATGATGGAGATGTAGTAGATGCTGTAGGTAGAAGCATCTTTAACAGACTTCCTAAGTGGAAAAGGTATGGTAAAAGTAAACATCCATTTGTAAGAGGACAGTACAATGCTATGACAGGAGAGCGTAATATGACTTGTATATTAGTAGAGGATTGTATTAGTGCTTGTGTCGTGTCTAACTATGGTATTGCAGGAGTAGCATTACTAGGTACTAGCCTATTAGATGAACACAAAGATATTTTATCAACTTATTTTGATAAGGTGATTGTAGCATTAGACCCTGATGCACTACCAAAAACTTTGCAGATAGCGAAGGAATTAAAAGGTTGGGTAAAAGATGTCAAAGTTTTAAAGTTGACAGATGACTTAAAGTATGGTAAGAAGAGAGACATTACTAAATTAAAGGAGATAGTATGGAACTAGCATTAGTAAGAAGCCTGATGGACAAAGATTTTTATGATGACCATCGTGGAGCAAGATGTCCTAATAGACTGTTTAGTAAAGATGTTAGGAAGGTAAAAGAAGTATTAGACCTAGCAATAGATAAGTATAATAGGTCTGTTACACCTGATGAAGTTGAAGCATTGTTTGTATCTAATAATCCATCAATGACTACGGCACAAAAGAACGCATTTCTTTCTATGTTTATGAAGATAAAGAAAGAACAATGTCTTGGTAAAGATGTAGCACAGGATGTATTAGCAAAATTGTTTCAGCAGATTGTTGGAGAAGACATTGCTAATCTAGGATTTGATTATGTGAATGGAACGAAGGCAAACCTAGAACCTTTACGTAATATATTAGAGCAGTATGGTGATGACTTTACACCTAATCTAAATATAGAATGGGATGATATAGATATCAAAACACTACTTGATAAGAATGACCTAGAAGCTAGATGGACATTCAATATACCATCTTTGACTAGAAAGGTAGAGGGTATCAATGCAGGACATCTTGTTGAGATAGGTGCTAGACCTAATACAGGTAAGACATCTTTTCATGCATCTTTGATTGCATCCCCAAATGGATTTGCATCACAAGGTGCTAAATGTATTGTGTTATGTAATGAAGAAGGTAGTCACAGGGTGGGTGCAAGATACCTGACATCTGCTACAGGAATGACATTGCATGAAATTAAAAACAACCCAAAGAAAGCACACGACTTGTATTCAAAAGTCAAGGACAACATAAAAATAAAAGATAGTTCTATGCGAGATATGAATTGGGTAGAGTCTGTTGTTAAATCATTCAAGCCTGACATTGTTGTGTTAGATATGGGCGATAAGTTTGCTACGACACAGGGATTTGCTAGAGCAGATGAAGCACTCAAAGCCTGTGCAGTTCATGCAAGACAGATAGCTAAACAATATGATTGTGCCATGCTCTATATGTCACAGCTATCTGCTGAAGCAGAAGGTAAGATTATTCTTAATCAAAGTATGATGGAAGGTAGTAGAACAGGAAAAGCTGCAGAAGCAGATTTGATGATACTGATAGCAAAGAACCCACCTGTAGAAGGACAGGATGAAGAAGATGCACAGAGACATTTAAATATTGTCAAGAATAAACTGTCAGGTTGGCATGGTAATGTTCACTGTGAATTAGAATATAAAACAGCTAGATACATAGCTTAAAGGAGATACTATGATAAAAAAATATATTTTAGCAAGGGAATATGATGAAGAAGGTTTTGATTATGATGGAGCAGGAGATTATATCTATACTGCTACAAACTATAGAGAACATGAAACTAAAGAAGAAGCCTTAAAAGACCTACAAAAAAATATATACTATGATGATTTTGGTAGGTATAGACATAAAAAGAAAAAACCTAATTTTAGTAGCATAGAAGAGTATTGTAAAGAGTTTGACTTTCGTTTGTATGAAAGAAAGATATAGATATGAAACTAGTACTTGATGTAGAGAACACAGTTACGGATAGAGATGGTAAGAAACATTTTGATCCATTTGAACCAACAAATAAGTTAGTTATGGTTGGTTGTCTGACAGAAGAAGGTGAAGAACATTTATATAGGTTTGATGATTATGTGTTTGGAACACACTGTGTCGGTACAAAGCAGAAGATACAAGATTTATTAGACAAAGCAACTGTACTGATAGGACATAATATTGTACACGATTTACTTTGGTTATGGGAATCAGGATATGAATATACAGGCGATGTATTTGATACTATGCTAGGAGAATATGTACTACAGTGTGGTCAGAAGAAACCTCTGTCTCTTGAAGCATGTGCTGAAAGATATAATTTAGATACAAAGAAACAAGACACACTTAAAAAGTATTTAAAAGATGGCTACGGAGTAGATGAAATACCAAAGGAAGAGTTATCGTCTTACCTATCAGCAGACTTAAAAGCGACACAGGAGTTATACAATGAGATTACTAAAAAACTTGCTACCGAAGAATATTCTAGACTTAACGATACAGTCAATCTTACTAATAGTGTTGCCCTCACTTTGGCTAATATATATAGCAATGGTTTTTCTGTTGACATAGATGAATTGAATAGAGTTAGAGAAGAGTTTACAAATGAAAGAAAACAGATAGAAGAATACCTAAAGAAAGAAGTTGTCGATTTGATGGGTCACACACCTATTAATTTAAATAGTCCTGAACAGTTATCTTCTGTAATATATAGTCGTAAACCCACAAGTAAAACAGAATGGTCTGTAATCTTCTCTCCCTATATGCCTATTAAAGGTTACAGGGAAAAGGTTAAAGATAATTCTACTATTGTGTATAAAACAGAAGCAAAGAAATGTACTACCTGTAATGGTGCAGGTTCAATAAGAAAGGTAAAGAAAGATGGAAAACCATATGCAAGACCCACAAAATGTTCTGTATGTAATAGTCTTGGGTATATGTTTATACCTACTAATAAGGTAGCAGGACTAAAGTTCACACCACCTAATGCTAAATGGATATCAGCACATGGGTGGAGTACGAGTAAGACTAATCTTGAGTTTTTATGCATGGTTGCTAAAGAAAAGAATATGAAACAAGCTGAAGAGTTTTTATCTAAAGTAATAAGATTATCAGCCCTTGACACATACCTATCTTCTTTTGTGGATGGCATACAAACTAATATAAAGCCTGATGGTAAGTTACATGTTAAGTTATTACAACATAGAACATCTACAGGAAGGTTTAGTGGAGCAGACCCTAACATGCAGAACATGCCTAGAGGTGGCACGTTTCCTGTAAAGAGGGTGTTTGTTTCACGATGGGAAGGTGGCAAGATACTTGAAGCAGACTTTGCACAATTAGAGTTTAGAGCTGCTGCATATTTGTCACAGGATGAAACTGCAATAAAGGAGATAGAAAATGGTTTCGATGTTCATGCGTATACTGCTGAAGTTATTTCAAAGGCAGGACAGAAGACGGCTAGGCAAGAAGCAAAAGCCCACACGTTCGCCCCACTCTACGGAGCTACAGGGTTTGGGAGGACAACTGCTGAAGCAACGTATTATAAACAGTTCACAGAAAAGTACAAAGGAATCGCATCTTGGCATTCCAGATTGGCTAAGGAGGTTTTAAATACAGGCAAGATAACTACACCATCAGGGAGACAATTTTCTTTTCCTGATGTGAGAAGAAAGAGGGATGGTTCAGTAACTTACTTTACACAGATAAAGAATTATCCTGTACAATCATTTGCTACAGCAGATATTGTACCACTAATACTTATGTCTATTCATAAAAGATTGAAGTGGTGGAAATGTAAATCATGTGTTGTTAACAGTGTGCATGATTCTATAGTTATAGATGTACATCCTGATGAAATAGACTTTGTATTAGCCACAATAAAACAAGTCAATGGAGATATGAAAGTTGTAATAAATACACACTTTGATATAAATTTAAATGTTCCATTATTATTAGAAGCAAAAATAGGTAATAATTGGCTTGACACGAAAGATGTTATATGATACAATTACAAACTCAACAAAGGAGAAAAATATGAATAATGATATAGCAACAATAGATACAAATAACTTTGCTAGTATGTCACAATCAATGGGCATGACAGCAGATGTATCACAGAAGAAACAAACATCAACACTTAATAGGTTAAAGATATCCCATTCACCTATTATGGGAGAAGTAGAAGTCAAAGGTAAGAAGACCCAAGCTGCACTTGTTAATAGTGGGGTATACAAACTAGATGATCTAGTTAATGAGACTTCTTACTATGCTGAAAGCGTAAAGATTAGACCTTATGTTCAGAGATTTATGTATAAAAAATATGTAAAGCCTGATAATGAGAATGGTTTTTATGTTAAAACAGTTATGTCTGAAAGTCTTAACTCTGACTTGAAAGATAATATGGGTGGCTTTAACTGTGGCAAACCTGCTGGTTTTATTAAAGATTATAATGCGTTACCTGAAAAAACAAAGCAGTTAATTAAGGGCATAAAAAGAGTTCGTGCTATACTTGGTACTGTCGTTCTAGTTAATCCTGTAGATGCTAATGGGGATGAAGTAACAGTAGAAAAAGATATACCTTTTATTTGGGAAATAGATAACAGAGATGCTTTTAAAATAATGGGAGCACCTATTGCTAAAATGCATGGATGGCAACACATATTACCACAACATTATATAGAGTGTGGTACTGAAGAAAAGAGTCTTCCTAATGGTAATTCTTTCTATCTACCTACAGCCGAAGTAGAGAGAGATGTTATTGAAATAGGAGACAAAGAGCATGTAATATTTGATGACTTCATACAGTGGATTAAAAATTATAATGTCTACATATTTAATACTTGGACAGATAAGCGTGGTTCAGAGAATGATATTACAGAAGACGAAGCAGATATTATTAACGACTTTGTAGATGTAGAGTTGGAAACAGATGCTAAAAAATAATTCTTTTAAGACACACAATATCAATTACTTGTCACCTAGCAGTATTAATACCTACATAAGCGATGTGCCTATGTGGGTAGCTAGGTACTTGTTTGGTATAAAATCAGGTAGTGGGGCAGGTGCAATTAGAGGTATTGTACAAGAAGCTGTATTAGCTGAAAAGTATCAGACAGGAAAGTTTAACTTTAATTTATTAGAGATGAAGTTTCTTAATATGTGTACAGAAGCCAAGATTGATTTAGAAGATGTTAAAGTACAAAAAGAGAAAAAATCACTAGAAAACTTTGGTAAAGTTATTGATACTAATTTTGACTATAAAGATTTAGAAGACTACCAAGAAAAGGTAGAAGTACAATTAGAAGATATGCCTATACCTATTATGGGTTACATAGATTTTAGATTTAAGGATAAGATAGTTGATTTAAAAACAACTACAAGAATGCTATCTCAACCAACTGAAGCACAGAAGAGACAGATGGCATTTTATTCTATGGCATATCCTGATAATAGTGTAGATTTATTTTTCGCTTCACCGAAAGATTATAAAAAGTTTACATTAAATAACTTATCTGTACACAAGAAGCAACTTAAACAAGTAGCCTTTAGTATACAGAAGTTCTTGTCTATTAGTGATGATAAGCATGAGTTAGCTTCTCTAGTATACCCAAACTTTGATTCATGGACTTGGGGTGGCAGGTTAAAAGCAGAAGCAAAAAAGATATGGGCAGACGTATAATGTCAGCGTATAGTGCTACACAAATGGCAAGAAAGAATGGGTATAGGAGTGGTTTAGAGGATACTGTAGCCAACTACTTAAAAGAGCATAAGGTAAAATTTCTTTATGAGAAAGTTAAGATAGAGTGGGAAGACCTTGCATATCGCACCTATACCCCTGACTTTGTTTTAAATAATAATATTATTATAGAAACTAAAGGTAGATTTATAGCATCAGACAGAAGAAAACATATTGCTATAAAGAAACAACACCCTGAATTAGATATAAGATTTGTATTTACAAACAGTAAAACAAAACTACGCAAGGGTGCTAAATCATCTTATGGCGAATGGTGCATTAAGTATGGGTTTAGATATTACGATAGAGTTATACCTGAAGATTGGTTGAAAGAAAAGAAAAAGAAAACTAAAATAGATAAATTTATAGCCTATAAAGGAAAAAGAAAATGACACCTGAAATGCAACCTGAAGACTTTATAATACAAGTTAAACCTTTTATAGACCCTAAAACAAATCAATGGACAGGGGTTGTCAGTTTAAATATTATATCGTCTGACCATAGTCCTTTAAACAACGATGATATGGACAGCTTATGGCACATCTGTAAAATGATGTGCAGTACATTGCCTTTAATAGAAGAGGATAAAGAATTTGCTAGTATGTTAGATATGATTGCTAGAGAACATTCCGATGATATGTATTTAAATAGTAATGAAAATAATAAAAACCCATTGACATCTGTAGAAAAAGATGGTAATGTAATAAAACTTAATTTTAAATCAAACACAAAGGGGAATGCATAAATGGGTGCTAGTATAAAAGAAATGGTTGAATTTGAAGATGATAAAACTATGCAAAATAGAGAGTTAGTTAATGATATGGTTAATCATCCACCACATTACAATCAACGCAGTATCGAATGTATTGATGCAATAGAAGCTGCAACAGATTTAGGTTTTGAATATTATCTACAAGGAAATATAATAAAGTACATGTGGAGATATAAATATAAAAATGGTATAGAAGATTTAAACAAAGCTAAATGGTATTTAGACAAACTAATAGAGATTAAAAATGCAGATTAAAGTTAAAGTATTTATGGAATTACAATTAGACTCTGATGAGTATACCATGCCATCAGATGGTGATGTGACAGAAGAACTATCCGATTCTATAAGAGAGTATGTACATGAGATAGATGGTTTAAAAGTTGCAAATTTGCGTGTAGTACAGAGGAGAGAAGAACATGAATAGTGTATCATTACCATCAGATTATCAAACATTTATAGCCTTATCTAGATATGCTAGATGGCTTCCTGAAGAAAACAGAAGAGAAGAGTGGTCTGAAACAGTAGATAGATATCTTAATAATATGGGCAAACACCTAAAAGAAAAATACAATTATGACTTGACATTAGAAATGCATGATAGTTTATTTTCGCATATTACAGGTCTAGATATTATGCCTAGTATGAGAGCATTAATGACATCGGGTATAGCACTTGATAGATGTCACGTAGCAGGATACAACTGTTCATATGTACCTGTCGATAGCCCACGTTCTTTTGATGAGACTATGTATATATTGATGTGTGGAACAGGTGTAGGTTTTTCTGTTGAAAGAGCAAACGTAGATAAACTACCTATAATTAATGAACACTTTGAAGATAGTGAGACTGTTATAAAAGTAGGAGATTCAAGACAAGGTTGGGCAAAAGCATTAAGAGAATTAATTGCTATGTTATATGCAGGACAAGTTCCTAAATGGGACGTATCAGAAGTTAGACCTGCAGGTGCACGATTAAAAACATTTGGTGGTAGGGCATCAGGACCTGCACCATTAGTAGAGTTATTTGAGTTTTGTATTGAGATGTTTAAAGGGGGAGCAGGTAGAAGATTATACCCTATAGAATGTCACGATATAATGTGTAAGATTGGTGAGGTAGTAGTCGTTGGTGGGGTAAGGCGATCTGCCCTCATCAGTCTTTCAAACTTAGGTGATGACCAAATGAGACATGCTAAGTCAGGTCAATGGTGGGAGAATGAAGGACAACGAGCACTAGCCAATAATAGTGTAGCGTATAAAGGTAAAGTACAAATGGAAACCTTTATGCGTGAGTGGCTATCCCTTGTAGAAAGTAAGTCAGGGGAACGTGGTATCTTTAATCGTAAGTCTGCCATTGAACAGGCAGGTAGGAATGGCAGAAGAAAGTCTGATTATTTATTTGGTTGTAACCCATGTAGTGAGATTATACTACGACCATACCAATTCTGCAATCTATCTGAAGTAGTTGTTAGAGAGAATGATGATTTAGAAATACTAAAACATAAAGTTACAATGGCTACAATACTAGGTACATTCCAATCTACTCTTACAGATTTTAAATACTTACGTAAAGTATGGAAAGATAATACAGAAGAAGAAAGGTTGTTAGGTGTATCTCTTACAGGTATTATGGATAATGAATTACTTAATGGAGGATCGGATGATTTAGATTATATTCTAACAATATTAAAGGAGACAGCAATTGCAGTTAATAAAAATTATGCAGAACAAATTGGTATACCACAATCAACTGCCATCACTTGTGTCAAACCAAGTGGCACTGTTTCTCAACTCGTGGATAGTGCAAGTGGCATACATGCTAGACATAGCAACTATTATATTCGCACTGTCCGTGGTGACAATAAAGACCCACTAACAGAGTTTATGATTGCTAGTGGTATACCTAGTGAACCTGATGTAATGAAACCTGAAAGCACTACAGTATTTAGCTTTCCTATGAAATCACCTGAAGGTGCTATCACTAGAAACGAAATGTCTGCACTAGAACAATTGGAATTGTGGTTACAATATCAAAGACATTGGTGTGAACATAAACCATCTGTAACTATCACAGTTCGTGAAGAGGAATGGATGGAAGTAGGTGCATGGGTGTATAAACATTTTGATGAAGTGTCAGGAATTAGTTTCCTACCACACAGCGATCATAGTTATGCACAAGCACCTTATCAAGATATTACTGAAAAGGAGTATCAAAAACTACAAGAACAAATGCCTAGCACTATAGATTGGTCTTTATTACAGAATTATGAGAAAGAAGACACAACAACAGGCTCAAAAGAGTTAGCCTGTAGTGCTGGAGTTTGCGAAGTCGTTGATATACAGGCTTCATAATCAGGTACTAGAACTATCGGAGGGTGTGTTTCACCCCTCTGACGGTCTTTACATAAAGAAAATATTTTTAAAAAGGAGAAAATTATGAGAGAATTACTAATTGGGGCATCAAGAACCTACTATGTTGGCTTAATTAACAAACATATAGCAAATGTAGAAGTTCTACTTACAAATCCTACAGGTATAGGAGAGCATCACGATATTCAGGCTTCTATAGAAGAAGAGCTTGGTAAGATTGCAGACTACAATGATAAGTTAGAGATGCTTATTAAATATTTTACTAAACCTCAAGCAGAAGAACCTAAAGAGGGAAAGAAAGATAATGCAAAATCGTAGACAAAGATATGGTTTAAAAAAATATGATGCGCCTTTGCGTATTCAATACGACAAGGGTGCGTTTGCATTTAAAAGAGGTACAAATAAAAGTCCGTATCACTTTAATACAATGCAACATCGTGAGTGGCAAAGAGGATATAACTTTGCATACTTTGCTAACTTAAAGAAAGTAACTGAATATGAATCTAGAAACAGAGGTAAAAGAGTACATGGAAAATAAAGATAAAAGTATTATAACTGCAACAGCTTATCAGGAACAAGCTAAAACTACAGCTATATTTCCTGCAGATCATGCATTGGAATATTTAACTTTAGGGTTGGTAGGGGAAGCAGGAGAAGTTGCGAATAAGATTAAAAAGATATTTCGTGATAAAAAAATATTTAAAGCAGATGTTGAGGTAGCTGACGAAATAGGGGATGTGCTTTGGTACTGTGCTATGTTAGCTGATTACCTTGATGTAGACTTGGGTAAGATAATGGAAAACAATTTAGAGAAGTTAAGCTCAAGAAAGAAACGTGGAACACTTGGGGGAAGTGGTGACCGTAGGTAGGCTATCGTATTTCTTTAACTATACTTAATAATTTGCTCATGTCTTCTATATCAGTTGACTTGGGCATTCTTTTATATTCGTCTTCAAAAAAAGACACTGCTAAAGCATGGTTCTCTTTTGTATAGGAATCCCATTTCATTAATTGCGATGTAGATAATAAACTTCTATTCCATTCATCATCCGACATATCCACAGGTTTTTTTATAAGACCTAGTAAATCAGATTTAGAGTTTGCTATTTTTATTTTATGTTTCGCTATACTTTTTTTAAGTTCATTTTTTATAAACAAAGTTATATATCTATCTGATTTACCTTCTTTCTTAAATCTTTTTTCTAGCTTCATATATTCATCTACTTCCATAGGTAATATATCATTTAGTATATCGTTTATAATAACATTTACTTCAGGAGAAGGAGTGTTACCAGAGAGTTCATAATCGTTAAAACCTAATCTTTTTAAAAAATCTTTTTGGGGGCTTTCTAAATTTGATAGTGTCATACCACCAAATAATCTTAATAATGCACCTTTTCTAATTTGTTGACCTTCTTCCATAGGGGATATCTTATCTAATAGCTTTTCTTCATCAGATGGCATTATTAATCCTCTAGCTTTAAAGGGTCTAAAAAAACCATCCTTAAAACCACCACCTGCTACGTCTGTTTCTTTTCTAGCTGTTGTTCGTACTCCTATACCCCTTTGTAAATCTACTGCCATAGTAAACGGCTGAAAATATGTTGTGGCTAGATTACCAACAGACTGACCAATTAGTTTCCTACCTTCATTTTCGTCTAACGAATTTGAAGCTGAAACTGCTTTTGAAAAACCAAAAAGTATATCTCCACCAAACATTCCCGGTCTAAAATTTGTTCCTGTAAATACTTTAGCAACCCCCTTAAAGCCACCCTGCGATTTAAACCAAAGGTCAAATGTACCTTTTCTTTTTTGCTTTATAGCTTCTCCAACCCACAAAAACTGTGCCATAGGAAAATTTGCAGTAATGTCTATTAAAGATTTTCCTACTTTCATTTTAAAATATTCAGCAGGTGCATATAAAGACTCTCTATATTGATATGCAGCTCCTGCTGTAACTAAACCTACGATATTTCTAGAAACCATAGTAGCATTATACTTTGTTTTATTACCTAAAACCATTCTATTTATAACGGCAGCGCCACTTCCTGCTGCATATTGCCCTAATAACTCCATAGAACTTATCATAAATCTTGGGAAAGCAATTGGTATAGTACCACCCGGAAAATTATTTATAGTGTTTACTATATTTCTACCCATCTTTGTTCTAGGAGAAGAAGCATAAGTTAGTTCTAGAGATTTTTGTACTGCATCATCCACAATATTTAGTATGCTGTCTGCATTTTTTGGTTTAAGGTTTGGTGCATCATTAATAATATCTCTCATCTTACCATTTTTTAATGCTTCATGTAAATCCATTCCCCATTCTCTGCGAAGAAGTCTTTGCATTTCCCCCATAAAAACTGCTCTACGCATTACGAATTCTTGCATTCTATTGGGGCTATTTAATAAATCAACTACATCTTCCATAGCTGTCATTGTATTATCCATAAGTTTTCCAAACTTTTTAGTTCCCGGAATACGTAGCAAACTAAAATCCATCTTACCTTTTCCCTGACCTAATCTTATTTCATTTACTTGATTATAAAATCTATTTATTTGGTCATCAAACTCTGGGTTTTCTAATATAAAATCTGTAAAATTCTTTGCTCTCCTTTGGTCATCAAACATGTACTTTAAATGTCTAAAACTATCTTGCCAATCTCTTTCAGTAAAAACAGTTCTAGCAGCTTTTTGGTATTCACCACTTGCTATTCTTAAAGATACAGTTTCAAATAAATTTACAAATCCTTCTGCTGGATTTCTTATCATACCTGAATAAAGATTACGCATGGCTGTTCCTATTGTACCAACAAGACCCCCTCTACGAATATTTTCTGCTCTTTTCCAAGCCATTCCAAATGCACTATCCATTTGTCTAGCTTTTTTTTCAGCTAAATCCCTAGCAGCACTCATAGGTCTAACACGTTTTAATTGAGATAGTTTATTTAACACTTTACCTGCTTTAGAACCAGAACCAACTACCATTAAAATATAATCCTCATAAGATACATTATATTTTGCTAATAATTCCATTAGCTCATCGTCTGCAAGAAGGTCTTTTTCAACAGTCAATTTAAATATATTGTCAATTACTTTTCCATCTTTAAAAGCATCTTTATTTTTATCTTTAAGTTCTGATGCAATAGCAACTAGTTTATTAAATTTGTCTGGATTTAATATCGGCGATAGTAAATTATCCTCGCTTACATTTAAGCCTGTTACACCCTCTTCTATATCAACAGCATTTAACCTTTTAGGTGTGTCTGTTTGGGAATATAAAAGTTTCTGTGTCAGTCTTTCTTCAGGTGGTATTTCTAGTGCTTCTTTAGAAACATTTCTAGCTTTTTCATAGTCTATAACTTTTTTACCATTAACTATTCTAGATATAACTGTTGTTATATAACCACTTTCTTTTAAATGATTTTCAAATTCGTCTATCAAACCTGTTGCTATATCTTGATTTTCTGAAGCTACTTTTGATGCAGCATCTTTTCTAGCCTGTTCTACTGCGTTATTTATTCCTTTTACATTATATATATTTAGCCCTTCTTTCATCTCTAATTCAGCTAAATATTTTTCCTGTATAATATTGTCTAGGGCTTTCTCTGGTTTTTTTACAAGAGCTTTTACAGATTGCATACCAGCAATTTTAGCTGCTAACCCACCTTCTGTTGACTCTATCATACCTATTAAATCAGAAGACATTTTTTTGCCACTTGTTGTAGGTGAAAATGGTAAAACATCTTTACCTGTAAAAGCAACACCAAACTTATCTAAAAATTTATATACATTAGAGTCTTCTGTAATACCGTCTTGGACAGCTTTGGTTAAACTTTCTGTCATCATTTCAACACCTTCTAAACCACCTTTAACTGCTCCAACAACAGCCGTGCCACCTAACGTAATGATGGGTTTAATTATATATTCATCTGTACCACTTGCTACAACTCTAAATGAATTTAAAAAATATTTTGGTATGCCTCCACCATGTTTCATTATAAACTCTTCATTGCCTAACAAATCTACACCATCTTGATACAGAGCGTTAGAAATGTTTGTATAGGCTTCACCAAAGTTTCCTAGGATAGGTGTTCTAGTAGTTCTATAGCTTTTTTTTCCTTCAGGAAGAGTGAGTATGCCTTTTGGTAAATCTATTTCTTCAAGACTACCATATCTTTTTTTCCATTCATTAGCAGATAAACCACTTTTTTCTATGGCATCCATTGTAGCCTGTGTTTTATCTGGAAGATATTCTTTCTTTTTATACATATAACTACCACCATCAGCTTCTAATGTTTCTGGATTAAACATTTCAGTTTTTAATTCAAATTGTTTAGGTAGTTCTCCTGTAAGCGTGTAGTATTCTACAGCTTCTTTTAGGTCTGTTATGTTATCAGGATTTAACTTTGTTACATCTTTTTTAGAAACGCCTTTATTACGATTTGCTTGATTAGTTCCCGGACCAGATAGAGGTATTTCTAATTCGTCTTCACCTATTATTTGGGCATCAACTAAATTAGAATTTGTGTCTTGATTTGTTTGACCTAGTAAGTCTAAATTTCCCATTTTAACCTATCAACTCTCCTGTAGAACCCATTACGTAATAGAGTACTTTTTTACCTCTTTTTATTACTACTACTTCACCTGTGTCTACAAAACCACTTGCTTCTATTTCTGCTAGTTTTTCAGTTACTTCTTCTACAGTATTTACTTCTATAGGTTTAATATCATCTTTTTCAAAGTTAAATTTATTACCTTTTGTGCTTTTATTATAGTCTATAATATTTACACTATCCGTTTGCAGAGAATAGTTTTTAATTGCTGTTCTTAAAGCAAACACTTCAGCTGCAACAAATTTATCTGCTGTTCCCGGTATACCACCACGGCTGTCTCCACCATATCTGCTACTAAAATTTTGTATACTTTGTTCTACGGCTGAAAAATATTGTGGCATCTTACCTGCTACACTGTATCTTATAGTGTCTCCAAATGCTTGTAATTCTGCATCTGGAATAAAAGATTGAAGATTTCTATCTACTATAGAGTTAAATATACTTTCAGGACTAGATTTTGAAAATACATCATCTATATCAGGATTTGCTTGATTCATTTCATCTGCTAGTAAACCTATCTGATTCGCATAAAATTGTGCTTCATTTTCTAGTACAGATTTTTCTGTTCCATCTTCAGTAACCCTAGCTTTTGCTTTTAGGTTAGTAGATTTATTTAATAAAGATACTTGAAATTGTTCTAGGTCTGTAAATGTAGAACCTTCTAGACTAATTATCTTTTGTTTAAGAAGTTGTATGCCAAGTTCTTTTTCTTGTTTGTTATAGTTATCAAAGTTATCTAGTTGATCTTTTAGTACATCTGTTTCGACAACAATTTTTTTACCTTGTTTAGTTCTTAAATTTGTATTTGCTTTAATTAGGTCAACATCAGCTTTTATTTTGCCTAAAGTTTCTTTGTTTATATCTATAGTGCTTTCAGTTAAGTTTATATCAGCATCAAGTTTACTTGTATATTTATTTATCTGACCTATTTCAGCAGTAGTTTTTTGTTGACCTAACACAGCAGTCTGTGCAGCCAAAGTATCTGCAGCACCTACTGATGTAAGATTATCTACAGTATACATTGTATCTGAGCCAAAATCCATCTTACCTTGCTGTGGCATTTCTTGTCCACCCATCAAGGCATTAAATTCAGCATCAAAAGATGCCTTTGTAACACCTGCAGCTTGACCACCAAATAAGGCTGTTGTAGTTGCCTGTTTAACTTGGTTTGCTACAGAACCAAAGTCGTTATTTATCATTGGTGCAACACTCATTGCATAAGCATCAGCTTGGTCAGATAGAGATAGTTTAGATATATTAGCCATATCAAAATCTTTTGTTTGTTTAAACACTTGTTTTTGTATAAAATCGACTCTGTTAAACTCTGTACCTTTATTTTTAGCGTCTGCATTATGCATAAGTTCAGCTTGTTCTATTGTATTTTGAAAAAGGTCAGCCTGTTCTAGACCACCTGAAAGCAAAGCATATACTTGAGCATCATTTAAATTATAATTTTTAGAAAGTCTATTGGCTATTTTAGAGTAAGAACCTCTTGAAGATATTCTAGCTTTACGAACAGCGTTAGCTTCTTCTGCAAATCTTTTAGCAGCTGTTTTAGTAATGTCATCTGCTTTAACTTGTAAAGCATCTAAATTAGCAGAAGTTTTTTTAGCAAAACCACCTATTGCTGAAGCTAATCTAAATCCCATTATATACTCTCCCTGCGTTGCATTATACCTTTTTTAGTGGGTACTTCTTCTATCTGTTCTTCTTCAGCTATATCTTCTATAACATTTTTTGATTTTTTTAATTCTCGCATAGCATACTCTAACATAAGGTCATCAGGTTTTTTATCATCAGAATCCGTATCACCTAATGTGTATTTTATATCTGCTATTTCTGCCATACCTTTCATAAACTCTACAAGTATAGGAGCAACCAACATACCTACATCTATACTGTGTATACCTTCCATAGCACCACCTGTGACAATTGTTTCAGCAAGAGAGGTTAAAGGTATACCTCTTTCTACAACATCTAATAATTGTGGTGCAAAATCAGGATCAGATAAACGAGGGAGATAATATTCCATTGCATCTTCAACAGTATCTAGTTGAGGTGCATTTCTCCAAGGTCTATTCTTTGGTTCAGATGTTAAAGATTGCCCCGGAATAGGTGCATCAAATGCAGGTGTTTTTCTAAACGACATCTTGTTCTTTACTTTCTATTTGTTTTGCTTTATATTTAGCCATTTCTCTACGAATATTAACCATATAATTTCTAACTTTTTCTATCTCTGATAAGCCCTTTGCTTGTCTTACTCCTACACCCTGTTGTTTTACAGAACGTGTTAACAAACCCTTACCTGTTGGTGTGCTGTCTTCTTGGGGTGCATCAAACATTTTTTTAACTTCAGGCATTAAGTTTAAAGTCGCTAATCTTGTCGGTTCATTAAAATATGTCATATCTATCCTATTCCAAATATTCCACCCATTAGGGTCTTACCTATAGGCTTAAAGAATAAGTCAGACACTAGACCACCTATTGCTTCTGCTTCACCTATTTCAGCTTCTAGGTTTTTTAAGTCTGTTCTAACTTTAGCATCTAACTCTGCCATAGCCATTTGCATAACTCTTTCAGCATTGTTTTCAGATGATGTCCAAGCCCATTCCATAATATCGCCATAGTGTTGCCACAAGTTATTATAAGAGGTATTAGACAACCCTAATAATGCCGTAGCATTTAACTCATTAGCACGATTAATAGAAGCAGTATCGGCTGTACCAATCTGTCTTCTCCACTGTGCATTACTTTGATCTATTACTAATCTATTCTGTGCATTGAATTGTTCACGTTGATTGTTTAACTCTGCATTAAATCTTTCAATTGTATTAACTTGACCTGCATTGTATTGCGATTGTGCATTAGCTTGTGATGAATTAAACTGCCCTACTTGAGATTGCATACCTGCAAAAAACTGATCGACCTGATTTTGTGAAGATGCATTAAACTGTGCAGATGCATTCATTGCAGCCTGATCTGTAAATATAGATTGCTGTCGAGCCTGTGCATTAAACAATTCAGTCTGCTGTGCATTAGATAAGTTAGTCATATCCATCTGCATAAAATTTTGAGCATTCATAACGGCAGCTTGTTGTCTATTACTTAGATTAGCCATATCCATATTAGATAGTGCTGATGCTTCAGCTAAAACCATAGCCTGTCTATTACCTAGATTATTTAAATTAACTGTGTTTGCATTACGTGAGTTCTCTAATGCTACCTGTTGTTCTGCAGTAAAGTTCATATTAGCTATATCACCGATACGTGCAGAGTTTTGTACTCTAGCTTGAAATGCTTGGTCAAACTCTTGACCCATAAATGTAGCACGTTGCTGTGCCGCCAATACAGCTCTTTGTTGTCTGTTACTTAAATTCTGTGATTCAAACTGTGCCTGTACTTGTGCATCGGCTGATGCTATAGGTAATGCTGACTCCATTGCAGCTTGTACAATAGCTTGTCCTGCCATACTTGATGCACCAACACCTCTTTGTATCATTGCGTGGTTGGCAGCTCGAATAGCTCCTGCCGCCCAAGCAGGTGTCTTACCACCTTCAAACTGTTGCATCATTCCTGTTAATTGACCCTGTACAGTCGCTTGTTCAGAAGGTGTAGCTGTCGCAGCTTCTATTTTTTCGGTAAACTGTGATGCTGTCTGTGCATTTGCAACAGGGGATACAAGTTCTCCTTCTTGTATTTGTCTTTGCACAGGATTTTCCATTTTAATTGATGTTCCTTGTGCAGCATTTAAATTAGATAGAGACGCTTCGTTTGATGTTTGAGCAGTCATAACAGGAACAGATGCACCTTGTTGTGCATCAGCTTGTAATTCTTTTATTTTTTCTTCTGTTGTTATTGGAGCTATCAATGCAGCTTGAGTTGTAACAGGTCCTTCTGCTAGTGACGTTGTAGCTTGAGCTATAGGTGTTTGTATTGCACCTGTTAGCTGTCCTTGAGCAGGGTTAATCATCTGTCCTTGCTCTTGTAATGTACCTTGAGGTACAACAGTAGCACCTGTAGGTAATGCAGGAGCTTGTGCCTGTTTAGCCATTAGTTCATTTACAGTTTGCCCCGGTTCATATTGTGCTTGAGGAATATATTGTTGAGGTAGAGGTTGTGCTTGTCCACCTGCAGGAATAGGAGGAAGAGTTAAATTTCCTTCACTAATAGGGGGTACAGGCATAGTTGTAACTATTTTTGATACAGGTGTTCCATCGGCATACACATTTCCTAGATTACCTTGACTTCCATCTGAAGGAAATCCGGGAGTTGTTACATACTGATTGCCAACTAGAGATCTTGGAGATCTTGCAACACCACCTTCTTGCATTTTAACAGGGTCAAATGTCTGTGTAGGTGGTGGTACAAATGCACCAACTGTATTTTGAGATTGTTTTTGAGATTGTTTAATAGTTCCGTTCTTGGACATCTCCATAGCAGAATCTTCTAGCTGTTTCATTCTTTGTTTTAAAGAAACATTGCTATCTAAATACTGATTAAAGTTACCCATATCTCCTGAATAACCCATAGTTCTAGCTATACGTTCCATAGCTTGTGGCTTAAATGCCTTAAACTTTGCCATTATTTACTTCCTATTATTATCTTATCTAATTTATCTTCTAGTCTTTGCATAGCATCCATAATGTTATGCATATCTTCTTTAACATCGTCACGCTTAGCATACTCTTCTCGTGTTTTATTGAG